AAAGGAAGAAGATTGATGGCAGCCCAATTTATTTGCAGGCTACCTATAACCCAATCTTTGATGAAGACGGAAACATCACTAAAATAATGAAGATTGCAACCGATATTTCTCAGATGGTTGTAAGTAAGAAAAAGATTGATGAATTGTCCGCTAATCTACAAGCAGAATTAGAAAACTCAAACAAATTAAAGGAAGCGATTGAAATAGAAAAGGATGCAGCCCTTAATGACTTGGATGCAAGTATTAAGAAAAGCCAAAACGAACTAATAAAAGTGATTGTGAAAAGTGCTTTATTTGTCATTATGAGCGTGGGCTTCATTACAACTGTTATGTATTCATTCGCCATCCTATCAGATAAAGATACTCAGATAATCGGCTCTACTTGGAGTAATATGTTTAGTGTTTTATTGACAAACGCATTCTCTATTGTCGGAACTATTATGGGTATTAAATACGCAACCTCAGATAATCAAACTAAATAAATAAAATATGCAATTAAGTACTAATCTTTCACTAGCCGAAGTAACTAGAAGCGAAACCGCAAAACGCAGAGGCATAAGCAATATGCCAACAGCAGAGCATATCGAAAACTTCAAGAAGTTAGCTGCAAATATTTTTCAACCAATTAGAGAACACTTTGGCAAGCCTATTATAATCAGTTCAGGTTACAGAAGCGCAGAGTTAAATAAAGCTATCGGTGGTTCATTGTCAAGTCAGCATTCATCAGGTGAAGCTATTGATATTGATATGGATGGAACGGACATTACCAACAAGCAAATCTTTGATTACATTAAAGAAAACTTAAATTTCGACCAAATGATTTGGGAATTTGGAACAGACGCTAATCCTGATTGGGTTCACGTTTCTTTTGCATCAAATAGGTCACAACGTAAACAAATATTAGTTGCTAAAAAGGTAAATGGCAAAACTACTTATACCCCTTACTCAAAGTAAAATGAAAGACAAATACTTAGTCTACTTAACAACTGGCTTAATAGCCTATTTAACCCCTATTTTAACCTCTCTATTACTTGTGGGAGGTTTGGTTATGTTTGATTGGATAACAGGCATTATAAAGAGCCATAAACTAGGAACATTATCAAGCCGAGCAATGGTTAAAAAGTTTTATACGGCATCTTCTTACTTAGTTGCAATCGCAGCAGTTAGATTATGTGAGGTGTATTTTGGTGACCAGATTCCACTAGTTAAGCCTGTAATAGCTATGATAGCTTTGAGCGAGTTACAATCTATGAGAGAGAACATTGAAGCAATTACGGGCATTGATTTACTGAAAAACTTATTTGGATTCTTACAACGCAAATCGCAATCAGAATGATTTACTTTTTATTAGTACTTACAATCGCTTCAAACGCAGTTATGGATGCTATAATGAGCAATGATTCATTTGCAAAGTATGGTATGTGGTTTAGTCGGGATGGTTGGAAAACTAAACACGTCTTTGCAGATTGGATGGCGTTATTTATTCCTGATTGGTTAGCTGAATTATTAGCAGGCACAGTTCTAGTGATGTTTACTGAACTTTACAAGTTTGCAAAAATGATTATGATTCTTTCTTTTTTGATTGCCATATTCGGATTCACTTGGTATACGTTAATAATGTACATCGTTTGGGGCGCATTGTTTTCTATTTATTATACTTTGATCAGATGAAAAATTTATTCATAATATTAGCCCTTACTATGATGGTAAGTTGCTACACAAAAAAGAAATGCGTTGAAAGGTTCTGTGTTACTGATACATTAGAGGTAACGCTTCACGATACTATTCGCACCGAAACTATCCGCAAAGACACGGCATTTGTTTACAAGGGCGATACAATCACTATCATAAAGGATAGGCTGCAAATAAAGTATTACCGAGTAAACGATACTACCTACATAGAAGGAACCTGTAAAGGCGACACAATTTATATCACCAAATCGGTAAAAGTTGCTACACTACAACCCAAACCACATCCTTTTAAGTGGTGGTGGTTGCTATTTGCTGCCTTATTTGGAGCAGTTTTAGTGCTTACTATAAAAAAATAATCCTTTGTTTTTCAAGTGGTTACAAAATATGTAGCCTTTTTTTTAACTATTTTTTATTAATATATTATAAATATAAATAATTATTTTACTTTTGTCCTACAATTAACAATCAAAACAATGACAATCGAAACAAAAATTATCAATACAGGTTCTTGGATTAAAATACAAGTTGTATCTGTCACTTATGGATTTACTCAACAAATAGAAAATGGTCAATGGGTTAACACCACAAAAAACCCACAAAGATTTGAAGATGAAATATTGACATTAGGTAAATATTTTGCAGATAATTTAGAAGCAGAAAAATTTATGAATACAAAATCTTTCAAATCATTGTTTAAAAATATTGAAAAAAATTGGAAATAACAACTAACTAACAAGGGGGAGCAATCCCCCACTAAATCAAATAACATTGAAAACTTATACCAAAAACGGATTTAAATATTTCTACGATACTAATTGCAGACAATGGGTATTATATCCAATAGACAATGCAGGTAATAGAATAGAATGGGATGCAAATGACAATCCGATTGAGGCGCAATATTTCAATAATAAATTAGAACTAAACAACTATTTAACCAAATAACAATGACAATCAAAATCAAAAAGGTGATGCAGTCATATCAACTGCCACCAGATCAAATTCACAAATTAAGCATTTTGCAAGAGCGTTTAAATTCAAACGACACTAATCACAACCCAATTAGCAAAAACGCTTTAATCAGCGAGGCATTAGATTTACTCTTTAAAAAATACAAATTATGAGCATAGCATGGATAATATTTTTAGCCTTGGCCATTACTCTTACTATAAAAGAAGCTAAAAAAGAACGCCAAGACTTCATTAAACGCAACGGCATGACACGCAACCAACTTTTCAGAGCCTGCAAGTACATGAGAGGCGAGAACGGCAAAGTAAGCTATCGGGAGTTACTTCAAAATATGAATAATAACTAACATGAAACGCACAGAATTAAAACTAAAAATTAAAAGAGCAACTGATAACACCATCAGGCTATTCAATAACTACGGAAAGCAGATTCAAGTTTGCAACTCAGAAAATAGTACGGATGAAGACTTTACTATACTAACCAAGATTAAAAAAGATTGGCAAAATGCAAGCCTAGAATCTACAAGATACGAAACATTACTTACAAGCTTTTATTACAAGAAATAACATGGAAAACAGAATATTTATTATTGACGATGCAAAGAGGCATCAAGCATTATTAGACTACGTTGAATCAGACTTGATCGACCAAGTACATGAGGCTAATTGCCCGACTAAAATAGAGGCGTTAAAGAAAATCAAAGCAGTTCAATTACATCCTGAGTTAGCCGACACAATAGATGCGGCATGGGCAGAACGCGTGAGAGAAATCAGCGACCTAAACTATTTTGATAAGTTAGGTGGCGTGTTACTAGGTTTATTTTTTATCTTTACTATATCATTATTTTTATGAGCAACACACAATCAATCAAAGCCGCATTAATCAAGCAGATTATTGAGAGCGGCAGCAACATTCCATTAAGCACTTTAACAGGTAACATAGACCTTCTTATCAAGTTGGCTGAGTACGATGGAATGAAGGAAGCTAAAGAAATTATGTTCCAAACAATTACTGACCATCCTAATACTATCTAACATGGAAAACAAACTACCAACACTCGCAGACTTAACTCAGGATATTGAGTTAGCCTACAAGAACGACCAGCTAAATCTATTACTTAACCAACCACCACCAACTAAATGGGTGAAAGAGCATCCTTTTATAAGAGGATATAAATACCTGCCGATTGACAAGGTAGAATATTTACTTACTCGCATCTTCAAGACCTACCAAATACAGATTACAGGTCAAGGCACGGCATTTAATGGCGTATGGGTAACAGTTAGGTTAACAGTAAAGAACCCGACCAATGGCGAAGTGATGCAGTTTGATGGCATTGGAGCGGCACAATTACAAACTAAGCAAGGAACTTCACCTGCCGACCTGCAAAATATCAACAATGGAGCGTTATCAATGGCGTTTCCAATAGCCAAGACAATAGCCGTAAAGGATGCAGCCGACCACATCGGTAAACTATTCGGTGCAGACTTGAATAGAAAAGATGTAATTCAATACCAACCAGATAAAGACCTAGCAGCAAAATTCGGTAACAATAAGGAGAAACTACAATGATAGAGAGATTAATATTTGATAACAAAGAAGATTGGAAAAAGTACAGGGTAAAGCTATTTACTTCAAGTGAGGCAAATAGATTGATGGCTGAACCTACTAAAAAGGCAAAAGAAGCAGGTCAAAACTTAAGCGATGGTGCAATTACCTATATCTTAGAAAAAATAGCTTCCTTTTACGATGCCCCTAAACCTCAATACCACTCTAACGAGATGCAATGGGGTAATGATAATGAAGCTGCCGCTGCCTTTGAACTATGTACTGAATTAGGCTTAAACGCAGCCAGTGATGATGTACTTTACACAAGTAGTGGTGGTATGATATTTTATTTTACAGATCAATATGGTGGAACTCCTGACCTTATTTTTCCTAAGTTAAAAGCAATAGCAGAGATTAAGTGTCCAAATTCTGACACGCATCTATACTACAAAGCATTTATTAACTCTAAAAACTTTCAGAGCGAGTTGCCAAAGTACTACGATCAAATGCAATTAAATATGCATCTAACAGACTCAGAAATGTGTTATTTCTATTCGTTTGATCCAAGATTCAAAGGCAAGTTACAAAACCACAAGATTGAGATTAAACGTGACCAAGAGCGAATAGACTTAATCATTGAAAAAATAGCATTAGCATCCGAGTTAAAAATTCAAATTATAAATAAATTAAATCAAAACTAAAATGGAAATTCAGGGAATTTTAAAACAGATTCTACCATTAGAATCAGGAGAGAGCAAGTCAGGCAAAGCATGGCAAAAACAAACGATTATCGTAGAAACGGAAGAAACTTACCCAAAGTTAATTGCTATCGAAGTAAGTGAGAAAGCAATTAGCAGACTGCAAGATTATTCAATCGGTCACATCATTACTTGTTCGATTAATATTGAATCAAGAGAGTATAACGGCAGGTGGTTCACTAGCATCAAATGTTGGAAAATCTAAATTAACAAGCCGGTAGGCGGGCAACTGTTTACCGGCATTAACAACTAACACAATGACAAACGTAATAATAATAGGGGAGCAACCCGAAAAGAAAGAGTTAAAGCCGATTCAGTTTGTATACTTTTTTTCATTGCAACATGGTGCTGAGGAAACAGGAATAAAACCTAAAAGCTATGAAAACATAGAATTGATTTGTAAAGATTTTGCAGCCTTTGGTTTTGATTTAATGTATGCCTACTTTAATGATAGAAACTCTGGTTCTTTATATCTCGGACACTTTAATGACGGCATTGTATGAATCAAGAACTAATTAACGAATACATCCAATGGAGTAAAGAAACCTTTGGAGATGAAAGATGGCTAGACGTATTATCCAAACTGCGACACGAAGAAGTTTGGGAGTTTAGGAAAGCGGTAGTCTTGGATGGCAGAAACGAACAAGCGGATGAACTAGCAGACTGCTTCTTACTAATGTTTAAAATCGCTCATTTAACAGGCTTTAACCTAGAAGACATTGAAGCAGCAATGGCAAAGAAATTAATTGAATTACATACAAGAACTTATATTGAAGGCAAAAGAATTAAATGACACTACTAATATCAAAACCAGACTTCTATGTGCGAGTTCACGGAGTTAACAAACATAAGATTACACTTGACGGAATCATTTGGGCGGTTACTAAAGTAAGCGGTTACTCAGAAAAGGAACTAACGTCCAACAATCGCAAACGTGAGATAATGTGGTGGAGGCATTGCATAGCTTACTTAGCCTGCAAGCATACTTATAATAGCCTACAATCAATCGGATTAAGATTAGGAGGGCGTGACCACACAACTATAATGAACGCTCGCACCAAGATTCAAAATTATTTAGATTACAAGGATGCACTTTTTGTCGATAGGATTAAAAAAATTGAAACGCTACTATGACGGACCGAGAATTATCACAAAATTTGTTAATGGCATACATGACCTTGAACGCTGCTAATCAAGCACTGAAAACAATATACGCATTTAAAGATAGAATAGACAATAAAGAGTTTATTACTTTGGTAAAAGACACAAAGCCAAAAATTAGCCATTTCTGCAATACTATTGAAAAAACCTTGTTAGCTTCACCTCAATTCAAAACTAAAGATTGGCATGAACTAGAAGAAAACTGCTGGGTAATTTTAGATAATTTGGATCAAGAGTTAATGGAATTATAAATTTAATTTAAAATAAATTTTAATCGGTTAATTTTTAAGTAGTTACAAATTTATGTATACAACTATCAAATATTATATTACATTTGTCCTACAATTAATCAATAACAATATGACAACTTTAATTAACACAATCAAACAAGCTAACTTCTACAATGTAGTTGATAGTATGGGCAGACCTACAGACATTTATTATACTGCATCAAATGTTAATGATGCTTTTAAAATGTTTAAAGCAGATAAGATTAATTTTCAAAAACATTGCTACGGCAAATTAAAAAGATGTTACAACGGAGGAGTAAGAGGATAATGACATCAGGCGGAAAACGAATAGGAGCAGGCAGACCAAAGTCTGCTCCTACATTAGTAATAAGTTTTAGAGTACCAAAAGAAAAAGCGAAAACATTAAAATTAAAAATCTATGAATATATTAGAAAAAGCAAATGAAATAGTTAATCTTAGATCAGAAGAAAAAGAAAGAGAATACGGTCCATTTGAAGAAGGTATGGAAAAAGCGGCAAATATAGCTTCTATAATGTGTTCAAAAAAAATAACTACAACAGATATGTACAATTGCATGATAGCTTTAAAGCTATCAAGAGAGTCTTATAATCACAAAGAAGATAATTTATTAGACGCTGTTGCTTACATTGGTTCATTAAATAACTATAAAAATAATCAATAAAATAATGAAAATAGGAATAATTGGAATATTAAATAATCCAGCTACATCATTAAACTCACATTCTGCTGGTATGGTAAACATAGTAAAAGAATTATTTAAAGCAGACATTTTAAATGAAAATAATGATTGGAACGAATATGATAAGTTAATAATTTATCATGGCGTAAACTTTAAAGAAGGTTCTTTTAATGTAATAGGAGGTATTAATAAAGAACTTTTAGTCAGGGCTGAAAAATTATCAAAATACATAGGAGATATTTTTACATTAGATGGCTTTCAATTAAAAGATTTTTCTATTAAAAGAAAATTAAATTTATACGATAAT